GGGTGAAGTATTCTACTGTCATCGTATGCCAAATAACAATGTTAACACAGAAGCTTACATGCGTTCTGGTAATTTACCGGCTCGTTATGAAACCAATACACTTCCTGCTAAAACATTTTTATCGTCAACATTGGCCGCTGGTGCATTAACAATGTCAGTTAATGATACCACGTTATTCCCACCAGTCGGTGTGTTAGCGATATCTGCACCATCTTCTGCTGGTGGTGCAATTGAATATATTTACTACACTGGTAAAACACAAACAACATTTACTGGCCTACAACGTAATTCTGCCAATACTGGCGGTATTGCATTAGGTACTTCTACAGCAACCACATTTCCATTCTCAGCAACAGCACCAACATTGGTTGAATCTTTTTCACCAGGTCAAGCATCAACAATTAGCCATTGGGGTTCTTCTGTGATTATGGATGGCCGTTTTGATGACGATAAATCTTTCGTGTTCGTTGCTGGTATGAGAACAACAATTTCCAACATTGGAGCTAATGCAGTTCAGCCGTTAATTACAATTCGAATAGCACCTTCGGTAGATAGTGGTTTATCTGGTTTGTTAGGACAACGTGAAATTGTTAATCGTATGCAGATGGTATTGCGAGGAATTGACGCTTACAGCACCGGATCAGGTATGACATTTTTGATTACATTGCGATTAAATGGCCGTTTGTCTGGCGGAACATTTGTTAATGCTGGTGGTTCAAGTTTATCACAAGTAGCATTTCATACAGTAGGACAAACAATTTCTGGCGGTGAAGATATCTATGGTTTCTTTACAACAACACCAGGTGTGACTGATGCTCCTTTGGACTTAGTTCGAGATATTGGTAATTCTATTTTAGGTGGTGGTAATTCACTAAACGTGCCTAGTACCAATGCAAACGTCTACCCTGATGGACCTGATATGATTACAGTTGTTGCAACTAACGTTACTGCGGTTACAACAAATTCAATTAACGCTCGTATCAGTTGGACAGAGGCACAAGCTTAAGGGGAATAATATGTCCTCTCGGGATTATATTCGGCATGTAGTATCGGCAAACACCACAATCAACGGCCAAAGGCTCGGTGATGAGGTGTATGACCCAACATCAAATCGGCTTTTCAAAACTTTACCTGTTGGTGGCACACAAGTCACCAACGTAGAAGTTTTATTAAACAATTCACAAATCGTAACAAATAATATTTCCAGTATTGGTAATATCTCTAGTGCCGGTACTGTATCTGCAAATTCATATTCTATATTGGGTTCTCCATATATAAACAATAATAGAACTATTAGTTATTATGGCACAACTCATAACGTATTAGGATCTGGTTCTGGTACTAGAACCATAGATTTAAGTTTAGGTAATTATGTATCAGCAACTGTAGCAGGTGTTACAACTTGGGTGTTTTCTAATCCAATTGCATCTCCTGCAGCCATTGGTTTTGTTTTAGAATTGACTAATGGAGGATCTGCTGCATTAACTTGGCCTTCGGCAGTCAAATGGCCTGGAGGTACAGCACCATCTCTTACAGCAGCTGGTGTTGATGTGTTAACATTCATTACAGATGACGGTGGTACAAACTGGAGAGGTGTTGCTTCTATGGTAGACAGCAAATAACGGATATTAAAAATGGCAAATTGGGTACACATAGAAAATAATGAGATTACGGGTCAGTATGACTTACTACCTAATAATTGGAGAAATGTAAGCGGACTAAATTTGGCTGCTGATGATTTGCCTTTTTTAAAAACCGTAGGTTGGTATCCTGTAACTAAGCAAAGTGAAACGTGGAATGATTTAACCCATTATGTAAGTGGTTATAATTATGAAATTAGAGAAAATGATGTTTTAGAAAGTAGTATTATAACTGAAAGACAACCAGAACCTGTTGAAGAATTCTCTACTTTAAAATATAGATTTATAGAAGAACTGAGAAGTAGAAGAAATAAATTATTAATTGATTCAGATTGGACTCAGTTACAAGACGTACAAAATAAATTTGATGAAATTACAAAAAATAAATGGATAGTTTATAGACAATCTCTTAGAGATATTGTACAAGTATATTCAGAGAATGAAATTACCAATATTAATCAAGTCAATTGGCCATCATTAGAATTACAAAATTAAATGTTATTGATTGAACAACTTTTAGCCAAATCAAGTTCTGATTCATCTGTTTCAAATAAATTTTTATATGCATGGGGGCGTAATAATGCTGGCCAATTAGGAAATGTTTTTTCAACCCAAACATTTAGTTGGACTGTTGTGTCTGCTGGTTTTGCACATACAGCAGCCATTCGTTCTGATAGTTTATTATTTGCATGGGGACGTAATACTTTTGGCCAATTAGGAGATAATACATCCAGTGACAAATCCAGTCCAGTACAGATTGGATCTAGCTCATGGACTGCCATAACTGCTGGTCGTTACCACACATCAGCCATTCGTTCCGATGGTACATTGTTTACATGGGGACGTAATCAATATGGTGCATTAGGAGATGGTACAACTACCAATAGTTTCAGTCCAGTACAAATAGGATCCAGTTCTTGGACTGCTGTAGCTGCTGGAGGTTCTCATACAACTGCTGTTCGTTCTGATGGAACATTATTTGCATGGGGTTTTAATACTTATGGCCAGTTAGGAGATAATACAACTGTTAACAAATCCAGTCCAGTTCAAATTGGGTCCAGTTCATGGACTGCTGTAGCTGCTGGATTTACACATACAGCTGCTATACGTTCTGATAGTTTATTATTTACATGGGGCAGAAATATTTATGGTACAATAGGCACTGGTAATAGTTTTGTCACATCTCTATCAAGTTGGACTGTTGTATCTTCTAGCAGTAATATGAGTTTTACAGTTGCTATTCGCTCAGACGGTTATTTATTTGCATGGGGAAATAATAGTCAAGGTCAATTGGGAGATGGTACAATTATTAGCAAATTCAGTCCAGTACAAATAGGATCTAGTTCTTGGACTGCTGTAGCTGCTGGTGCTACCCATGTAGCTGCTATTCGTTCTGGAGGTACATTATTTACATGGGGTCTTAATCTTAATGGCCAATTAGGTGATGGTACGTTTACCAGTAAATCCAGTCCAGTACAAATAGGATCCAGTTCATGGACTGCTGTAGCTGCTGGTGTTACTCATGTAGCTGCTATTCGTTCTGGTGGAACATTATTTGCATGGGGAGGCAATACTAGTGGCCAAATAGGAGATAATACAATTGTTTCCAAGTCCAGTCCAGTTCAAATAGGATCCAGCTCATGGACTGCTGTAGCTGCTGGTACATATATCACAGCAGCCATTCGTTCTGGTGGTACACTATTTACATGGGGTTATAACACCAGTGGTCGTTTAGGTGATGGTACAACTACCAGTAAATCCAGTCCAGTACAAATAGGATCCAGTTCATGGACTGCTGTAAGCTCTGGTACAACTCATTCAGCAGCCATTCGTTCTGATGGATTATTATTTACATGGGGGGGAAATACTGTTGGTCAATTAGGAGATGGTACAACTACCAATAGATCCAGTCCAGTACAGATTGGATCTAGCTCATGGACCGCTGTAGCTGCTGGTTACAGACATACAGCAGCTATTAGTTTTGGTGGTACTTTGTTTACATGGGGAAATAATATTGCTGGTGAATTAGGAACAGATGCTATAAGCACATCTTTGCCAATACAAATAGGGTCCAGTTCATGGACTGCTGTATCGGCCGGCCGAATTCATTCAGCAGCCATTCGTTCTGGTGGTACACTATTTACATGGGGAGGCAATACTAGTGGTCAATTAGGAAATGGTACAGCTTTTTCTAACTCCAGTCCTACAACAGTTGGAAATAATGCTTTAGAGTCTTTCAGTTCTCCAGTACAGATTGGAGCTAGTTTATGGACTGCTGTATCTGCTGGAAATAATCATTCAGCAGCTATTCGTTCTGGTGGTACACTATTTACATGGGGTTCTAATACTTATGGTCAATTAGGAACAACTGTATTTTCAGAGTTGATGAGTTGGACTGTTGTGGCTGCTGGTGGTACTCATACAGCAGCCATTCGTTCTGATGGATTATTATTTGCATGGGGACGTAATACTTATGGCCAGTTAGGAGATGGTACACAATTTAATCAAAAAAAACCAATACAAATAGGATCCAGTTCATGGACTGCTGTAGCTACTGGTCAATTTCATACATTAGCTATTCGTTCTGATGGATTATTATTTGCATGGGGACGTAATGGTTTTGGTCAATTAGGAGATAATACAACTGTTTCCAAGTCCAGTCCAGTTCAAATAGGATCCAGTTCATGGACTGCTGTAGCTGCTGGATCTGCACTTGTGAGTGGTCATTCAGCAGCTATTCGGTCTGGCGGTACTTTGTTTACATGGGGACGTAATAATCAAAGTCAATTAGGAGATGATACAACTGTTGACAAGTCCAGTCCAGTTCAAATAGGATCCAGTTCATGGACTGCTGTAGCTGCTGGTCGTTACCATACAGCAGCCATTCGGTCTGGTGGTACTTTGTTTACATGGGGAACTAATAATGTTGGCCAACTAGGAACAACTCTTTTTACACAAACATTTAGTTGGACCGTAGTATCTTCTAGATGGGATCGTACAACTGCCATTCGTTCTGATGGATTATTATTTGCATGGGGCAGAAATCAAGGGGGTGTATTAGGAGATAATACAACTACCGCTAAATCGAGTCCTGTACAAATAGGATCCAGTTCTTGGACTGCTATATCTGCTGGATTTACACATACATTAGCTATTCGTTCTGATGGATTATTATTTGCATGGGGATATAATACTAATGGCCAATTAGGTGATGGTACAATTATCAGTAAATCCAGTCCAGTTCAAATAGGATCCAGTTCATGGACTGCTGTATCTAGCGGTTTTAGTCATACAGCAGCCATTCGTTCTGATGGATTATTATTTGCATGGGGACTTGGTAGTGCTGGCCAATTAGGAGATGGTACAGCTGTTAATAAATCCAGTCCGGTACAAGTAGGATCCAGTTCATGGACTGCTGTATCTGCTGGTCGTGAACATACAACTGCTATTCGTTCCGGTGGCACCTTGTTTACATGGGGACGTAATGATTATGGTCAATTAGGTACAAGTATAGATTTATACAGTTGGACTATTGTGTCTGCTGGATTTAACCATACAATGGCTATTCGTTCTGATAATTTATTGTTTGCATGGGGAAGTGGTGGTAATGGCCAATTAGGAGATGGCACAATTACTGATAAATCCAGTCCAGTTCAAATAGGTTCTAGCTCATGGACTGCTGTAAGTGCTGGTGCTACTACAGCAGCTATTCGTTCTGGTGGAACATTATTTACATGGGGATACAATGGTCAAGGCCAATTAGGAAATGGCACCGCTCCTTCACCAAGTTCCAGTCCAGTACAAGTAGGTTCCAGTTCATGGACTGCTGTATCTGCTGGTAAAACACTAATGGCTATTCGTTCTGGCGGTACATTATTTACATGGGGTTATGGTGGTTATGGTGGAATAGGAGATGGTACAACTACCAATAAATCCAGTCCTGTACAAATAGGATCCAGCTCTTGGACTGCTGTATCTGCTGGAGGTACTCATTCAGTAGCCATTCGGTCTGGTGGTACTTTGTTTACATGGGGACGTAATCTTGAAGGCCAACTAGGAGATGGTACGGGAGGACTTGGTACCGCTAAATCCAGTCCTGTACAAATAGGATCCAGTTCATGGACTGTTGTATCTGCTGGAAGTATTCATACAGCAGCTATTCGTTCTGGTGGTACGTTGTTTGTATGGGGATCTAATAATAATGGACAAGTAGGAGATGGTACTTCTGGTACCAATAGATCCAGTCCAGTACAAATAGGATCCAGTTCATGGACTGCTGTAGCTGCTGGCGGTACTCATACAGCAGCCATTCGTTCTGGTGGTACATTATTTACATGGGGTTCTAATTCTGCTGGTCAGTTAGGAGATGGTACAACTACCAATAGATCCAGTCCAGTACAAATAGGATCCATCTCATGGACTGCTGTAAGCGCTGGAGGAGCTCATTCAGGTGTTATTCGTGCTGGTTTAAATGGCTTTTTGTTTACATGGGGGTCTAATTTATCTGGCCAATTAGGAGATAATACAACTACCAGTAAATCCAGTCCAGTTGTGGTAGGAGGGAGTGTTTCACTTAATGAAAATCCTAATCCAATTCAAATAGGATCCAGTTCATGGACTGTTGTGGCTGCTGGTTATAGTTATACAACTGCTATTCGTTCTGGCGGTACATTGTTTACATGGGGACGTAATCAATATGGTGCATTAGGAGATGGTACAACTACCAATAGATCCAGTCCAGTACAAATAGGATCCAGTTCTTGGACTGCTGTATCTGCCAGTTACAGACATACAGCAGCTGTTCGTTCTGGTGGTACACTATTTACATGGGGTTTTAATGGTCAAGGTCAATTAGGAGATGGTACAACCACCAATAGATCCAGTCCAGTTCAAATAGGATCCAGTTCATGGACTGCTGTAGGTGATTTTTTGGGCCGGCTTCATTCAGCAGCCATTCGGTCTGGCAGCACTCTGTTTACATGGGGATATAATAATTATGGACAAATAGGAGATAACACAGTTGTTGCTAAATCCAGTCCATTAGTAGTTGGAAACATTGCAGGTGCAGCTGAAACAAATTCTCCAGTTCAAATAGGATCTAGCTCATGGACTGTTGTGGCTGCTGGCGCTTCTCATACAGCAGCTATTCGTTCTGGCGGTACGTTGTTTGCATGGGGCCTCAATACTTATGGACAAATAGGAGATAATACAATTGTTTCCAAGTCCAGTCCAGTTCAAATAGGATCCAGTTCATGGACTGCTGTAGCTGCTGGTCGTGAACATACAGCAGCCATTCTTTCTGGTGGTACATTATTTACATGGGGTGTTAATTCTTCTGGCCGTTTAGGAGATGATACAACTACCAATAGATCCAGTCCAGTACAAATAGGATCCAGTTCTTGGACTGTTGTGGCTGCTGGACAGTTTCATACAACTGGTGTTCTTTCTGGTGGCGCCCTATATACATGGGGGTTTAATAGTTATGGTCAATTAGGAGATGGTACAACTACTACCAAGTCTAGTCCGGTACTGGTGGCCACTATACAAAACTCTATAATTTCTCCAATACAAATTGGGTCCAGTTCATGGACTGCTATAACTGCTGGTGCAACTCATTCAGCAGCTATTCGTTCTGGGGGTACACTATTTACATGGGGTGCTGGTGCTACGGGCCGATTGGGAGATGGTACAGCTGTTAGCAAATCCAGTCCAGTTCAAATAGGATCCAGTTCTTGGACTGCTATAGCTGCTGGAGGTTCTCATACAACTGCTGTTCGTTCTGATGGATTATTATTTACATGGGGTGGAAATACTACTGGCCAATTAGGAGATATTACACAGACTACTAGATCCAGTCCAGTACAAATAGGAAACAATAATATACCAAACATTTCTAGTCCAGTACAAATTGGGTCTAGTTCATGGACTGTTGTGTCTGCTGGTTCTAGTAGTTTTGTAACAGCTATTAGATCGGATGGATTATTATTTACATGGGGACAAAATGGTGACGGCCAATTAGGAGATGGTACGTTTACCGGTAAATCCAGTCCAGTACAGATTGGATCTAGCTCATGGACCGCTGTAGCTGCTGGTGATTTTCATGTATTAGCCATTCGTTCTGATGGATTATTATTTGCATGGGGATATGGCGCCAATGGTCGTTTAGGAGATGGTACAAGTGTTGGTAAGAACAGTCCAGTCCAAATAGGATCCAGTTCATGGACTGCTGTGTCTGGCGGCCGGTTTCATTCAGCAGCTATTAGATCTGGAGGCACACTATTTACATGGGGAGCTGGTAATTATGGATTATTAGGTGATGGTACAACTGCCAATAAATCCAGTCCTGTACAAATAGGATTCAGTTCTTGGACTGCTGTAGGTTTAGGTGCAACTCATTCAGCAGCTATTCGTTCTGGGGGTACACTATTTACATGGGGTCTTAATAATGGTGGTCAATTAGGAGATAGTACAGTTATCAATAAATCCAGTCCAGTACAAATAGGATCCAGTTCATGGACTGCTGTAGCTGGTGGACTGAATTCAACATTAGCCATTAATTCTGGTGGAACATTATTTGCATGGGGTGTAAATGCTGGTGTATTTGGAGATGGTACAACTACCAATAGTTCCAGTCCAGTACAAATAGGATCCAGTTCTTGGACTGCTGTATCTACGGGGTTTAATCATTCAGCAGCTATTCGTTCTGGTGGTACACTATTTACATGGGGTTCTAATAATTATGGCCAGTTAGGAGATGGTACAAATATTAGCAAATCCAGTCCAGTTCAAATAGGATCTAGATCATGGACTGTTGTGAGTGCGAGGACTTTTAATACCTTTGGAATTTCATAAAAAGCTTTACTAAATATATTTGATTAATTATTTTATAGGAGTTTGATTATGCATTTGATTGATCAGCAATTAAATTTAATGATAAGAGGAAGATTTGAAGAAGCTTGGAAATTGGCTGAAGAATTGGAAGCTTTAGATCCTACAGATCCAAAAGCAAAATTTAATCGTGGATGGTTTCTTATTAATCAAGGAAAATTACAAGAAGGATTTCAATGCCTTGAAAATGGACGAGCACTCAAAGTTTATGGTAGTGGTAAAATTAACACTACTAAGCCAATTTGGGATCAAAGTGATTTAAAAGGCAAGACTGTCATTTTAAATATGGAATGTGGTTTTGGTGACCAAATAATTTATGCAAGATTTGCCACAGAAATTTGGAAACGAGGCGGTAAATGTATTATGTGTTGTGAAAAATCTTTGCATCCACTTTTTCTACGAATTCCAGGCGCTAAAGAATGTATTACTTTAGATCAGGTATCTAAAACACATCATGATTTTTGGATTCCAGGATTTAGTGCTAGTTGGTTATTTGGCCATGAGTTTGATAATTTACCAAATGAGCCTTACCTTTTTGCCAAAAATGAAAGTGTGGATCTTTGGAAAACAATGTTAAACACAGAAAAAATAAAAGTTGGCATTCGTTGGAGCGGCAGTCCTCTTTTTGAACATCAACAGTTTCGTATTTTTCCTGCGCAAAAATTAATTGATTTACATAAAGATTTTCCTCATATACAATTTTTTAGTTTACAAAGAGATACAGATATAAAAGAATTGCCTAAAAAAATTGTAGACCTTCAGCATTTAATAATTTCTTGGGAAGATACGGCCGCATGTATTGCTAATTTAGATTTAGTTATTACGTCATGTACCAGTATTGCTCATTTAGCTTCTGCAATGGGAAAGCCGACTTGGGTAATTGTACCAATACTCCCATATCATGTTTGGGCATATGGAGGAGATCATAGTCCTTGGTATCAAAATACAACCAAAGTTTTTAGGCAAACTAAGTTTGGAGATTGGACAAATACTTTTCAAAAAGTTTCTAATGAACTAAAAGAAATGTTTCCCAAAAAAAATAAAAAAGAAAAAGTTGAAAAAATAAGCGCATAAATAAATAACAAGCGTCAAATCTTGATTTTATAATTTTAAACTGAAAGGTAATCATGGAAAAAACCATACACTTTGTGGCAGGTCTCCCAAGATCAGGTTCCACTCTCATAACAAATATACTTAAACAAAATCCAAAAGTACACGGAGAATCCGTAAGTTCTTTATCTTCTATATTTGGTAGCATTAATGCTTCTTGGTCAAGTATGGAAACAAATCAAGAATATAATAATACAGAAGCCAAAGTTGGAGTTTTAAAATCAGTATTACAAGGATATTATTCTCATATCGATAAACCTATTATTGTTGATAAAGACCGTGGATGGATTCCATTGTTGCCACAAGTTGAAGCAATTTTGAATCGCAAAGTTAAAATTATTGTTTGTGTTAGAAACCCAGCCGAAATATTAACTTCTTTTGAAAAGCTTAGAAAAGAAAATCCTTTGTTTTTTACCAAAGCAGATTCAACTCTAAGAGAAGGATCTAATATTGCTTCAAGAGCATATTTTTATGCTGGTCCTGAAGGTCCAATGGGTTTATCTCACAGAAATATTAAAGATGCAATTACTATGGGTTATTTGGATCGTTTTCTTTTTATTGATTACAATCGTTTCTGTAATAGTCCAAAGAGCCAAACTAAACGTATCTATGAATTTTTAGAGTTACCAAAATTTGAACATGATTTTGAAAAGATTATTCAAACAGAAAATTATAATGATTTGGCAGTTGGCTTACCTAACTTACATAAAATTAAGCCAGCACTTGACCGTACCACAGTCAATTGTGTTGAGTATCTTGGGCTTGATATTTACGAACAATATAATCGTGAAATATTTTGGAACGCTTGGATTTAATAAAAGGATATATTATGACACCAGAAAATAAAAAATTAAACATGGGTTGTGGTTTTAAAAAAATAAATGACCATTGGAATGTGGATGTAGAAGCAAAATGTAATCCTGATGAAGTATTAGATTTTGAAAAAACACCATGGCCATACGAAGATAACTTCTTTGAAAAAATTACAGCAGATAATATTTTAGAACATTTAGGTCAAGATCCAAAAGTCTTTACTAATGTTATTAAAGAAATGTATCGAGTTAGTGCAGACCAAGCAGAGTGGTTTATTAATGTACCACATCATCGGTGTGATTTGTTTTGGGACGATTACACCCATGTTAGGCCATTGACTGCCAAAACTTTTAAAATGTTTGACCAAAAAGTTAACTTTGAATCTATTGCTAAAAAATTAAGCGATAGTACATTTGGATTATACCATGACGTAGATTTAGAAGTTTATGATGTAACTTATAATATGGTTGGCTATTGGTTACAACAACAGCAAGATGGTATGCTAGCACCAAAACAAATGGATATTAATTTAAATACTATGGCAAATGTCTGTGAGAGTGTAAATATTTTTATCAGAGTGCATAAGCCAGGAAGATTTGCTGATTGGCACAAAAAAAATAATTGATATGTATATTTCGACAGTCGATATGGGTAAAGAAAGAACTCAAACCAATATTAAATTTTTATTTGAGAAATTTGGTGTACCAAATACAATGATAGAAATTGGTTGTTTTGAAGGAATAACCACATTTTGGGTTTCAGAGTTTGGTAAAATACACAATGATAAATTTAAAATATATGCCATCGATCCACATACCACATTAAATGATAATCCAAGTTTTGATTTTAAAACAATTAAAAGAACGTTTGAATATAATTTAAGCAAGTGTGTAGGCAATGTAACATACATTAACAAATATAGTTGTGAAGCTTTAGTTGATTTAATTCATCAAAAAGAAACAGCTGAATTTATTTTTGTTGATGGTGACCATACATCTGCTGCTGTGCTTGAAGATATGGTATTATCTTGGAGATTACTGCCAGTAGGCGGAGTAATGCTGTGTGATGATTCTATAGGTTGGAAACTTGTTGATGAACATGGTAGTGCTCCTGTACAACTTTCACCAAGAATGGGTATTGAAATGTTTATACAATGTAATTGGCATAAAATAGAATTGATACATTTACCAGATTCTTTTCAAGTAGCTTTTAAAAAGTTGAAAGAATAGAATGGTCTTTAATGTAGGTGATAAAGTTCACCGCAACGTGTTGTTAAGCTGTGACCATGGCTTAATGATTGTAAATCGTTTTGATTGCAATGATAACCAAGTTGGTCATGGCCAATGGTTACTGGATCATGGAAATACATCAACAATAGAAGCATTTAATTGCTACGAGTCAATCAAAGAATTTTCTGAACCTGTAGTATTTGATATTGGTGCCAATATAGGAACATTTACAACTTGGATGGCTAAAGCCTTTCCTCAAGGAAAAATATATTCTTTTGAACCTCAAAGAGAAGTGTTTAAAATGCTGTGTGGAAATGCTTCTATAAACAATCTCTATAATGTTTATCCACACAACATTGGACTAGGTAAAGAAAACACTAAGATTGAATTTGAAGAACCTAATTACTTTAGAAAAAATGATTTTGGTACTTTCAGTTTAATAGAAGATATTATTACTGAAAAAACAAACAATAAAGTTGTTGTTGACATACACACAATTGATTGGTTTTTAGAACACTATAATATACCTAAAGTACACTTATTAAAAATAGATGTGGAAGGTATGGATTTGGATGTTTTAATTGGAAGTTCCAACACAATTAAAAAACATTTACCTATTATATTTGTTGAACATTGTGATAATAGAAAAACTATTATAGACGATATTAAACAATTTTTAAATCAGTATGAGTATGATTACATAGTAGTTGGAAATAATTTATTATGCAAACCTCAATAAAGGAATACAAATGAAAAAGATTTTGATTATGGGATTACCTGGTTCAGGCAAAACATTTATGGCAGAAGCACTAAAAAAATACCTTGAAAAAAATGGTACAACTTCTGATACGTTTGCAGAAATGTTACCACTCACAGGTTTTGATGCCAAAGTAACTTGGTTTAATGCTGATGAAGTTCGTAAGAAGTATAACGATTGGGATTTTTCAGATGCTGGCCGTATTCGTCAGTCGTTAAGAATGGCACAGTTTGCTTTAGAGGCTGGCGGTGATTATGTTATCTGTGATTTTGTGGCACCATTAATTGAAATGAGAAACAATTTTAAAGCAGATTGGACTATTTGGATGGACACCATTGAGAAAGGTCGTTTTGAAGATACCAATAAAGCTTTCATACCACCAGAGGTGTATGACTTCCGTGTGACCGAACAGAATGCTGAAAAATGGGCTGAGTTTATTGGTAATCATATTATTGAGAATCGTAGGCGGCCAACATTTGATTGGAAAAAAGAAACTGTTCAAATGTTAGGTCGTTGGCAGCCATGGCATGAAGGTCATCGAGCATTGTTTGACCGAGCCATTGCCAAAACTGGCCAAGTGGTTATTCAAATCCGTGACTGCCAAGGATGGCAAGGTTCTAATCCTTTTGCCATTGAACAAGTTAAATCTTATATTAAACGAGATTTGGATCCACTCTATCAAGGACAATATGAAATTCAAGTGGTGCCAAACATTGTGAATATTACCTATGGTCGTGATGTGGGTTACAAAATTGAACAGGAAACATTTAATGATGAAATACATTCAATCTCTGCCACAAAGATTCGTAAAGAGCTGGGCCTTAAATAATGGTGATTCTCCTATAAGAAGTTTGGTTAAAGCTTATAGTTATAGATGTTGTGGTACTTTAACCACCATTATTATTTCTTATATTATTACGGGTAAAATAATAGTTTCTCTTGGAATTGGTGCCACGGAAATGGTGGTTAAACCTTTTATTTACTGGTGCCATGAAAGAATATGGAATAAAGTTAAATGGGGCAAGGCATAAATACCTCTATATTAGGAGGATACTATGCCAGCAGTAACCAGCAGACAATCACTAAAAGAATATTGCCTCAGACGATTAGGGTTTCCAGTCATTGAAATCAACATTGATGATGACCAGTTAGAAGATAGAATAGATGATGCCGTTCAGTATTGGCAAGACTACCACTTTGATGGTCTCCAAAAAATCTATTATGTCCGAAGGGTTACGGATACCGATGTCAATAATCAATATTTGGATTTAACCAATGTGTTAGATTCTGCCAATGTTCCTTTGGACATTGTTGGCGTTACTCGTATTTTCCCAGTCCAAGATTCTCAGGCAACTATTAATATGTTCGACCTGCGGTATCAACTCCGTTTAAATGAACTCTACGACTTTACCTCCGCATCATACGTCAATTATACCTTAACTCAACAGCATTTACGTTCATTGGAGTTATTGTTTAGTGGAGAAGTTCCTATTCGTTTCCAAAGACACATGAAAAAACTCTTTATTGATTGGGCATGGGGAGCATCCGAAGCACCGGCTGGCACAATTGTAGTTGCCGAATGTTATGCGTGTATTGATGCCACAACTTACAATAGAGTATGGAATGACCGATGGTTAAAAGAATATACTACGGCATTATTCAAACGAACATGGGGAAACAACCTCAAAAAGTTTTCTGGCTTACAACTGCCAGGTGGTGTCACATTAAATGGTGACAAAATTTATGAAGAAGCAGTCGGTGAAATTGAAAAATTAGAAACCGAAATGCAAAATGAATATGGTGCTCCATTAGAATTTATGATGAACTAATATGCCAACAAGTGTATATTTTAATAACTACAACTCTACTGCTGAACAAAGAGTAATAGAGGATCTAATTGTTGAATCCATGCAAATCATGGGTTTTGATGCATTCTATTTGCCTATCGATAATCCATCAGATAGAGATATATTATACGGTGAAGATCCAGTTAAGAAATTTAAAGCAGCTTTTCCATTAGAGATGTATCTTTCTGGTGATGTAATGGATTACCAAGGTCAACAAGAGTTTTTTTCTAAGTTTGGTTTAGAAATTAAAAATGTGGTGACGGTATCTGTTTCTCGCAGGACATTTCAACAACGAGTTCCACAAAATACGTTCACACGACCAAGAGAAGGTGATTTGGTCTATGTGCCATTCTTAAATGGTACTGGTGAATTGTTCGAAATAACATTTACTGAACAAGCAAAAGATTTTCATACTCTTGGTAGAAAACAACCATATTTTTATGAGTTGCGCCTTGAGAAATTTAAGTATGCTCAAGAAATCATTGACACTGGTATTGAAGATATTGATACGATTGTTGAAAATTCTGGTTATATGATTAAGTTAGTTACTGGCGCAAAAACTGGTAATGCAAATAATTATATAATAAACGAAACAGTATATCAGGCCGCAGACCAAACTCAAGCCAATGCAACTTCTGTGGCTATTGTGCAATCTTGGTTACCAGCCTCAAATTCATTGTTTGTTAGCAATATTTCTGGCGAGTTTACAAATAATGTTGTAATTATTGGCGCATCAAGCAATGCACGTTATAGGTTAACTTCATATGATCCACAATTAGACAACTCTTACAATGAAAGTTATGACAACAAATATATTAACACTCAAGCAGACGCAATTATAGATTTCTCTGAAACCAATCCGTTTGGAGAAATTTAATGGCCAATACGACATATCACCGAATCATTCGAAAAATGGTTGTTGGGTTTGGTAACTTATTCAACAACATTACTTTAGTTCGTTACAATCCAGATTTAACCGAAGCAGAACGAATGCTTGTGCCTATTGTATATGCAACAAAAGAATTATATGTAAAACGTTTAGAAGATGATCCTATTTTAAATAAAAAAATTCAAATAGCATTACCAAGAATGTCATTTGAAATGGCCGGTCTTTCTTACGATTCTTCTCGTAAACAAAATACTAATTTTAAACAATTTGCATCTACAACTGGTGGATTAATTTCACAATATAATCCTGTACCATACAATTTTGATTTTAATCTTTACATCTATGTACGAAATATAGAAGATGGTACACAAATTATTGAACACATTTTACCATTCTTTGCGCCAGATTATACAATTAAATTAAATTTAATTCCTGAAATGGGTATTGTTAAAGAAATACCTGTTGTATTAAACAGTACATCACACGACATTGTTTATGAAGGCGATAAAGAATCCGAAACTCGTATGATTATTTGGACATTAAGTTTTACTGTTAAAGGTTATGTGTTTGGTAAAACCACACAAACGGGTCAAATTAGAACTTCAATTACGAATATATTTAATGATATTTCATCAACTGATATTGTTCAATTTAATATGGCCAATACCGGCACAGGAACGTATCAAACGGGTGAAATTGTATATCAAGGTTATTCAGCCCAAGAATCTACGGCATCTGGCCGTGTTGTTTTTTGGGAAAATAATATATTACAGTTAACCAATATACAAGGTAATTTTGTATCTGATGCACGTATTATAGGTACAAAAACAAATTCAAATTATCAGTTTACTTCTTACGTTGTACCAGCACAGAAGATGGCCACAATTACTGTTGTGCCTAATCCTACCACAGCTAACAGCGCTAACGCCAATGTTGATTATACATATACCACCACAATAAGAGAATTTCCAAATACGATATAATGAGGAAAATTAAATGAATATAGGTGAAGGTATTTCTTTTGGTAATGGAATAAATTTTATAATTGAAACGGCTGCAAATCCAACTGCCGGCATTCGTTACACGACTCCGGGAACATATTCATTTACTGTGCCAGAAGGTATAACTTCTGTTTCCGCTCTCTGTGTTGGCGGTGGTGGCGGTGCAGCAGGATCAGGAGCAGCACGTGCTGGTGCTGCCGGTGGTGGAGGAGGCCTTGTTTATGGATCTTTTGCGGTTACGCCAGGAGAAACACTCAATATTTTTGTTGGTGCAAGTGGTACTGGCGGCGCAAATAATATAACAAATGGCACAGCCGGAGGAAATTCCGAAATACAAAGAACTGGCACTGCTCTACTTTTTGCTGGTGGAGGTGGCAGAGGATTAGCTTCAGGTGCATCTGGAATAGACCAACCCAATACCGGAGGTTTAGGTGGAACATCATCCGGAACTCAAAGAAGTGGTGGAGGAACAGGTGGTTTGGGCGGAAATGCGTCTTTTAATGCAGCACCTGGTGGCGGTGGTGGTGCCGCAGGTTATTCTGGAAACGGAGGCGCAGGCGCACAAGCAGGTAACACAACTCGTAACGGACTTGCTGGAACTGGAGGAGGTGCAGGTGGTGGGTCTGTAGGATCCAATGGCGCTGCAGCCGGAGGAGGAGTAGGATTATTTGGTGAAGGATCATCCGGAGCTGGCGGTATAGGTGGAACTATACCGGCCGGTGGCCAAGGAGGTTCTGGAGGAACAGCAGGAGGTTCAGACGGTGCACTCCCAGCTAGTGGAGGCACATATGGTGGAGGAGGATCGGCGGATGAAGATGACACGATAAAAGCTGGAGGATCAGGAGGATCAGGAGCCGTTCGAATTATTTGGGGCACCGGTCGATCATTTCCATCTACAGGCGATTTAAGTGCTATTAATGAAACGGTAATATAATATGAATGAGTTTGAAAAAAACATGGAAAAAATATTTGATGTGACGCCTACGGTAAAAGAAGAAAAAAATACTCCTTTGCCTGTAGTGACCACTAAGTATAATGAAGCAGATATTAAACAAGATTTAAATGATGCTTATCAGCAATCAAAAGAAAATCTACAAGGTATTATTGACCAAGGCAAAGAAGCCATGGAAGAAATACTCAATATTGCTAAAGCTGGCCAACACCCAAGAGCATTTGAGGTGTATTCTGGTCTATTAAAAAATATGACCGAAGCCAATGATAGATTATTAAAAATACAAAAAGAGATGCGTGAAATGGAAGGTATTAAAAAAGAAACTAATAATACCAATATTGATAAGGCTATTTTTGTTGGTTCA